CCGCCCATGAGCCGTGAGTAGATTGGTCGTGGTCGCCGTGTTTAAGAACTGGTTTATATCCAAGAGGAAATGCGATTGTGATACTCATGAGCGTCTCTCAGGTGGAATGATTACCATGGTGCAACGACAATTAGGATGAACTCTGCCTGGAGTTTCATCACCGCTAGAAAATGCTCCGTCCCAAGGAACTATCTCGCCATCTAATTCAATACATATTTCGCAGGTGCGTTCATCTTGAGCAATAATCCACATCTTTTGGGACTCAGCATCTACATAACCTTCTTTAGCCGCTTGGTTCCATCCCTCTTGGCGTCCCTCGTTTTGAGCAATCTGAATCTCTGTGCGAGCAATCATTGTGGCTCTCTTGCTCTTAAGAGAATCTGAGTAGCGGGTAGAGCGTTCAATTGAGCGAGCGCGAGCGGTTGCTTCTTTCATTCCGCTTTGAACTAAACGAGCAAACTCTTTTTTCTCATAAGTTGTAACTGCATCAGCCCATCTTGGGTGTAGACCTACAACATTCTTAATTCTTTTGGCAGTTGTTTTGACATCTATACCTTCATTGAAGGCGTCGATGATTGCTTTACGGATTGAGTTACGAGTGACAACATCAACAAAGGTAACAAGTTCTCCAGCCCTTCTTTCAGCAAAGGCTAAAGATTTTGGATTTGTTTTATTAAATGACATTTTGAATTCTACTTTAGGTGGTCTTGGTTTTGCCCAATCAGGAATCTGTGTGAACTCCATGTTAGCCATCGGTCTCTTATTAGTGATGGCGACTGGTTTAGGTAAGAAGGCTGGCAAGGCTAATTTAGGAGCAATCTTTTGAATCTGTTTGATGGCATCTTTACCGCCAATATCAATTGAGTTCAGAAGAGAATCTTGGATTGCTCGCTGATTAGAAATAGTTATGCTTGCTAATAAACGCTCTAAAGTTGCAGGGTCCATGTTACGAAGTAAGGACTCAAGTTGTCTCATTGAGATTTTATCGGTGGCTCGCTGAATAGATTGATAAAGGGTGCGAGCAAGAACTTGTTCTTCAGGTGTTAGTGGAACTCTTTTGTTACGCGCCTTTTCAAAGGGATGTACAAAATGTAGTGCCATCTCTAACCAACTTCAGGGGGTTGCGGAGCCTCCGTAGTTGGAGCAGGTGGTAATTCTTCTTCACCTGATGTTGCTGGTTCTTCAGGCATAGGAGGCATCCCTGCCGCTTCAGGCATAGGTGGCATACCAAAATTCTGTCCATCGTGTTCGGCAGGTGGTAATCCAGCGAGGTCGCGTAGATACTCTTCCAACTTAGGGTCAGGAACTATTGCACCTGTTTGTACCAAGTTGCCAACGAATCCAGCAATCTCATTCAAATCAACATGGCTTACTTCACCATAAGTTAGATAAGGAGCGCGTGAAACATCCATGCCGTTTAGTTTTAGTAAACGAGGGATAGCGTGTTGGTTAATTACTTCAGCAATGTTCTTAGCGATTGAATCAACTGACATTGACCACAAATCCATCTTGGAAGTTCCAAGGGCATAAGAGCCAACTCGGTCAGAGCCAAGAAGAATAAAGTCAGAAAGGATTGACATTGCAATTCTTTGGTCATAGCGCTGGATAACTTTGTCTGTATCAAACTGACGGGAACCGCCTGAAGATAAAAGAACTAAATCAAATACTTTGTGTCCTTGGTCGTCATACATAGAGGGCATAACAATTCCCTCTTGCTCATTGCGCTTAATAGATGTAACAATATTTTGGATTGATGCTAGAACTGAGGCTTGCTCGGCTGTTGCTGTTGATGAAAGGAACTCAGGTGGCACATAAGCAACTGGTAAACCTGCTAAGTCACGCTCGATACCGATTGCTTCAATCTCTTCGATACGACGCTTGAAGTACCAAGCGCGATAAGCATTACGAAGAATAGAGCGACCTTCAGGGTTATTCTTTTGTGAACTGGTACGGAATAGCAAAGCCTTCTCGATTGGAATTTCGTGGATACCGCCCGAGGATGGGTCTACTTGAACCATTCCTTGAATACCGCCATCTTCATCCATCATCCATCGGAATAAAGTTTCTTGGGCGCGAATAGGCATCTTGCGCCAACCAATACGACCATCATTAAATTTAGATTTATGCCTTGGGTCTTTATTGTCACCGTGTCTTACTTTGTAAACAATTTCGTGGAATGAGAAACCAAAGACCAACATAGAAAGCATTTGAGATAAAGCAGAGTCCCAAGACTCACTCATATCATGAAGGCAAGATTCTACAAACGCCGCTACTTCTTTGTCCTCTTTAGAAATCTCTCCATCTTCAGAATTATCTGAGTAAGGGTCGATGCGCCATTCAAGACGAGTAACAACTTTTTCGATTGCATATAACATTGAGCCGATGGTCGGGTCATTGTCCGCCATCTCTCGATAGATTCTTGCACCGCGTAATCCGCGGAGATTGACTAAAAATTCTTCAAAGACCGTTCCACCTGAACGGCGTAAACCAGTAGAGCCTAACTCTTGTAAATCGGGTGTTACTTTCTCAGCCATCTAAACCTCTACTCTTTAGTTGCTAATCCTATGACGATTGCAATTGCTTGTTGTTGAGAAAATCCCGCACTTACCAACTCCGAAAATAATTCGTGAGTTTGAATGGCGAAAGCCCCCAAAACAGACACGACTCCTTCACTATGGGGTGAAAGGTTATCGTACACCCGATGATTATACCGTTAAGCGAATTTAGCCTTTTTACTCTCCGTCTGACACTAACTCAAAAGAATTCAATCTCTTGGATGTTAAGTCATTAAAAGATTTTACTGCCAATTCTCTGTCGCCAACTTGAGCAAAAAGACGATTCTCTAACTCAACACCATTGATGTCGTAACGACGCAAAAATATGTGATAAGGCAAAGAGTATTGTCCAATATTCAACTCAATCTCAACATACTCATTATGAGTAATCTCTTTTGAGACATACGGCTTACCGCTTGCATTGACAACAACTTTTGAGCCTTGTAATTTCTCCGTGAAGAAATCTACCCACATTGTCATTTACAACCCCTTTCAGGAATTTATTAACCCCATGATACTACATCAGGGTTAGAAAGGTGCAATATCGGATATAGGCGTACTCCAAGGGTCTGTGGCTATATTTGTATTAGGTGCATCTGTGCGCTTAGGTGTGCTTACTTGAGCGACTGTATGGCGCTTCATATCGACGCCTATGTTCCAAGCAGTAACCACAATTTTTGAGCGTTTAGCACCCGTTGTTTTATCATCCCAGTTTTCTTGAACTGCGGTGCCTATGACAATTACTGACATTCCCTTACCTAAAGAATCTGCACAGTTTTCAGCAATCTTGCCCCATGCTTTTACATCCCAAAAAGTTGTATCTGTATTGTCCCAAGTTCCGTCAGGTTTCTTACTGGACTTAGATGTAACAACTGTAAAGATTGCTAAGGCTTTACCGTTGGGAGTAAATTTTAATTCAGGGTCATTAACTATATTTCCTGTAATTGTTATTGGTGCGCTCATGCTGTGTGCCTTTCGTTAGTTATTGGTTTGGCGATTATGTTTAGTTTTTTTCTTATGTTGTCGCGTTCATTTAGTGATGTTCCACCCCAAATACCCGTTACTTTGTAATGTAGCGCATAGGTCAGACATTCTGTTTTTAATACGCACCCGTTACAAATCTTTTTTGCTGTTCGGTTTTCATCTGTAATTCCTGAACCTTCAGGGAAGAAGAACTCCGTCGGTACCCCCGAGCAACTCGCTCCCTGAAACTTCCAAGGCATCATAATTTTCTGCAATGTTTTCCTCTCCAACAATTAGGCGATACGGGGAAGAGGCATCTAACTTAGCCAAAATTCTGCCATTACGCCATACTTTGCCAGCAACAACTCCATCATAAAAATTAACTTTAGGCTTTACTAGAGAGTCACACTCTTCCCAAAAAATACATCGGGAACAATAGTTAAGGGCTGGTTGTACTAAATCTAAATTGAATTGGTCAAAGAGCCAAGGGTCGGCTTCACGGCACGGCGCCTTAGATGCAAATGAACCCATGTATAAATG